TAAATGCGTTCTGAGAGGAGTTAGCCAGTAAACCAGTATCAATGTTCCCGTTTACTGAATAACGCTGTAATTCGTTGATTACTCTTCTCCAATCAGGGAAGTGTCTTTGAATGATTGTTGCTAAAACCTTCTCATCATATGTAACATTTTCTGTATCAAGAATGACCTTTACTCTCTCAAAGAAGTCGCTAGCTAATTTAGGAGCCATCTTCTTAGGAAAGATAAAATCTACTACACTACATCTTGAATGTAGTGGATCGATAATTCTGTTTTTGAAATTACACGTTAGAATGAATCCACAGTTTTTAGAATACTCTTCCATGAAGTTTCTAAGAGCGGGTTGTGTGGATTGTGGATTAAGATAATCTGCTTCGTCTAGTATAACGTACTTGCGACCTTCACTGAACGATACAGTGGTAGCAAAGTTCATGATCTCTGTTCTTAGAGTATCAATGTTGCCATGTAACGAACCATTAACTACAATATAGTCAGCGCCTAGTTCTTCTAACATAGCTTTTGCTACTGTAGTTTTACCTACACCAGCCGAACCAGACAACAATAAGTTTGGTACGTTCTTATTATCTACAAATTGCTGGAATGTATTCTTTAATTCATCTGGTAGAATACAATCCGCTAGGGTACTTGGTCGATACTTCTCGACCCACAAATAGTTTTCCATAATATAATTTACTCAAAATGTGAACTAGCTTGTTCAGTAGCAATCCAATATGTTAATTGAGGACCACCCTGAATCTGTTGCTTATCATCTTTCCATGTTTTATTATTGAGAGATGTAAACTTAGCAATACCTTTGCTAGATAGTTCAACTTTATAATCCATGTTCATTAGTTTAAGATTTTCTAACTTAAACACTGCTTTGAATACTTTGCCACTGGCATTGTTATCAATAACAGTCTTGTAGCTATCAGCCGTTGGGTTCTTACTATGAATCGCTTCTAGGTTAATTGTTGCTCCCTCAGATGATATTGCTATCTCTGGTAGAGACATTACACTAGCTGCTCTCAATGTATTGTTTATGTCAGCCCAACTTAGATCAACTTCTACATCAGGTGCAGGAAGTTCAATCTCCTTTGTAGGTGCAGTTACAATCATTTGTGGATCAGCAAAGGTATAGTTTAGACTTCTCTTTGCATCTCTAATTGTAACGTACTTCTCATTAAAGTCCAACTGAGGTTGGTCAAATAATGATAGCGATGCGATAAACCTTGGTAGTTCATAAAAACAACCTCCAGCTGGAATTGAATCGTCCAGCTCAGCTTTAGCCATAATAGACTTTTGCGGAGAGATTGTTTTTAGAATGTTACCTGGTTCAAATTGAATCCCAGTATTGATAACTGAGAACGACTTTAGAACATTGATTGTATTTTCACTTAGTTTCATAATATAATTTTCACTTGTTACATATTTTTATTTTTGCCGACCTTACTAGGATCAGCGGTTGCTGTTGCCCCTATACTTGCTAGGTCTTTTAGTGACCCACCAAATACAAATGACCCCATATGCTGTAATTCCATCCAAGGACACAGCCAAACTTTTACACCAATCTTCCTTGCCCATTGACAGAACATATAGTCCTCAGACAAATATCTATTAGAGTATTCGTTTCCAATAGCACTTGATGTCTTATCAGATGCAAACTCTACAATCTGTTTCTTTGTAGCTTTAGGATTGTCTTTTAAGAACGCTTCCATCTCTTGCTTCATAAACATTTGCTTGTCATCAATAATAGCATCAAAGAAAGCAGTAATCTCTCTTGAACCATCAAAGTGCTTTGTTCTTACATGATCAGGCTTATAGAGCATGTTTGGATATGACTCTGCAAACTTCTCTAGTGCTGATCTTTTAAACATCATAAATCCTGTACCACCCTCTAACACTTCTGCAGGTTCACTTAGCTTGATTTCATTACCACCTTTAGCTGGATTGAATACATAGTCACCTACAAACTTAGATAAGGTTTCAGGATCTTCATCTGCAACTCCTTGATTAACTGCTGCAGTAATCTTCTCCCACGAAATACACTTCTTAGGATAAGGACCACACATAATATCATATTCGTTTTCTGGATCCTCATGGTCCATCAAAGCCAACATTGTAACCACATCATTAGGATTGAATGCAATGTCACTATCAATAAACATCATGTGTGTACAATCTGATCTCAAGAACTCATCGACACAATAGTTTCTAGCTCTTGTGATAAGACTCTCGTTAAACAGATAATAAAACTTTAGGTTTAATTTATAATGCATGGCAAGGCTTGATAAGTCATTTGTAGACTTAGTAAACATTCCAGCACATTGTCCACCATACATTGGTGTTGCTACAAAGAGTGATCTCTTTTGTAATTTATCTATTGGGATATTAATTTCCATATTTGTTATCGTGCTCCTTTCCAACACCGTAGTCGCCATCATACATTGATAGCGTTTCTGCATCAAACATTAAGAACTGGCCTACTCTTGATCCTTTTTCAATAACTGCTGGTCCATGATTTACATGAAGTGCTCCAGCCATTACACCATGGTATCCAGAATCATACAATCCAGATGTAATAAACAAGCCGTTCCTGTTTAACGTTGATCTTGTAATAACCCATCCTGCTTTTCCTTCAGGGATTCTTACAATGTTCTCCATAATAATTTCATACGTTCCAGGACCAAGTACCCATTTGTTATCAGGAGTCGGTTCAATTTCTTCTGAACCTCTGTGAACTTTCTTGTCACCTAGAAGTTCAAATGCTTGGTCTTTTAGCTTAAAAATCTTATCTACTCTAAGATCCACAGCATTAGGTTGACTGTCACCTTCTTGTACATTAGTCAATAGACCTTTGCCTACTGATAAAATATGTCTCATACTCACTTATCTTCTCCTTGAGTAAAGTGCCACAACAAGATAGTGTAATGAATAATCTTTAACAAGTCTTTCTTGTTGTATCCATCTTTCTTACCATACCTCATTGCGTACTTAATAATATTAGAATGACATGCTTCTTCAACATGACCAATCTGTTTCCAGACATCAATAGTCTGAATCTCTTCATCCTTTGTACCAGCCTTCTCATTAACATAATGAGCTTTGTATGTACTTGCAATGTACTTACTTACTTCGTTAAGGATCTTATCTTCATCAAATCTATATTTCATAATCTTTCTGTCTTGTTATATCTATCAACTAAC